AACTGCTGACCGTAGTTCCATCTTCCTTTACCTCTGTGGCTATTATAGGGTGCACCATACCGCCCGCAACCCCTTCAAAGGTTAAGGACTCGCCATCGTTCCATATCCCTCAATTTAAGCTCTATATCGCCGTCCTCGGGCAGATATATACCGGCTGTCTGCTGAAATTCCTTATCGCCATCTACAGTTATAACCTCTCCCTCAGTAGCTTTTGGTTTATCTCTCATATTAACACTCCTATTGCACCTTATTTACTACATTTCGCAAGTTTCCAATAGAGTTGACATGCTGTAGAAAAGCCATAGCTATCTCATCGTCATTGGTCTGCCAGACTCCCTTATTAAAATCTGCTTCAATCTTTTCTCCTTCGTGCTCAAATACAATAGTGTGGTTAGACCTATCGCTGGCAAACACATGCTTTTCTACATTGACCTCAAATTGTTCTGGTTCATCTTGCTGTTCGCTGTCGTCCTCTTTCTCCTTTTTTGTCGTAGCCGACTGTATATCGTCATCAACACCATGCATGCTCTGGTGCTGGGGCAGATGACAGTATTGCGGGTCGTTCTCGGGGAATACAGCTACATTCTGGCAGGACTCACCTTCAGCTGTTTTAGCCTGGCACAGTTTCACATCTTCCTCTTCTGCCATTTCTATACCTCCCTAAAGTTTAAGGGGAGGACTTTCGCCCTCCCCTTGTGTTTTAATTCAGTTCTTAGTAGTAGTGAGTGGAACCTCCACCGAGAGCGTTATCCAGAACCCTGTGAGTTTTGGGCAGACGCACTTTCAGAGTCATCTGGGTGAGGTATTCATCTTTCCAGCCCAGACGGTCGTTTTCCTGGATATTGGTTCTCAGAGTGGTGTTATAGCCGGCAAACGGCATGATTGAGATGTTCTCCATATCGAGCACTACAGCCATCTCTTCATAGTCGTTCTCAAACATCTGCGTGGACAGCAGGTGCAGACGACCATGAGTGGAAATGTAAGTGCTGATGGAAAGACCGTAAGTTTCTTCCTGGCTTCTGGTATCCAGTCTGTCTCGGGCGAACTTGTCAATCTCCTGGAGGACAGCGGGAGAGGCTATCATAATTTTCTCCGAGCTGCCATACCAGAAAGCGTCCTTGAGGAAGGAGTTAAATTCAGTTTCATCGGAGGTTATATCTCGGCTTTCAAACTCGTCCTCCAGGAACTGGAATAGACCTCCCATCAGACGCCTGTTCTCGGAAACAATCTCTCGCCTTTCGCCGAAGAGCAGAGCTCTTTCTAAATCGAGTCTGTGTTCTACAGCTTTACGCCTTCTCAGACGCTGCCTTTCAGACTCGTTGGTTCTCTTCGGCTCTTCCTCGTCATCCCACGAACCAGCGAAGGGAGTCCTGAAGGTCTGAACATAGTTGAACTCCTTGCTGGGCTGTGTGGCACGAGGTTCAGGTGCGAGAGAGTTCTCTTCCATAGCGTTACCGAGACGCATTAAATAGTCATCCTCGGCAACATACGGGTCATCGCTGTCGCCGTCTCGACCTCCACCGGGCTCTGTGCCATGCTCTCCATCGGTATAGTCATCGTAGCCTACACCGGCTTCGAGCTTGAGCTTATCAGAACCGTTGGCCACACCCGTTACTCTGAATATCTCACCTGTGGCGGTGTTTTTGACGATGTCTTCTTTGCGGAAAGGAGAAGTATCATCGACATCTACTTCAATTTCATCTCCCTGACTGTAAGAATAGTATCAGCGTCGCCACCGTCTTCGAGGTCTGCTGTTACCTCGGTATACCAGCTAGCCAGGTCATCATCATACCATACTTCCTCAAGAGATTGTGCGGTTTCCTGAGAAACCTGACCGCCGATAACGAGAAATGGCGTCTCGTCCGGTCTTAGCTCATAAATCTCAGGGGCGACATTAATATCCCTTCGTTCTCGGTCGATATTAAATGTCAGATTGGCTTCATCGCCATGTTCCATATCCGAACCGGCCCAAATATTCTGTGCGGTTCCGGGATAATTTTTATCGTCTGCATTGTTTACACTCCTTGTTGCGGCAAAGGAGTTAGCCTGTCGGCCTACCCAAATAAACCCTTTTTATTTTTGGAAAATAAATCTTCCTTTAATTCTTGCGCAAATCGCTCGTCTTCATCTTGGTGCCTGGGAACATTTCTGCGATTGCTGGAGGATATTTGGGCTGTGGCCTTCTGGGCCTCAATGTTCTGGTTTGTATTATTTACATTGCGACCCTCCACACCCGGCGACTGTGGATTTTCTTCCTGGCGGCCCAGATTACGTTGGGCCACATTATATGCAATCTGCAGGTTTTCGCCGTTGGGAAATATATTCCCCATTTTAAGGTGCGGATTGGCGTTCATTACCTTTGCCATTTCTTTTTCGATTTCTTGGTCCACATCGTGCTGTTGACGGAACTGTTGTATCTGTTTGCTTAGCGCCTGTTTACGCCTCTGTTCATACTGCTGATTATCAAGCGTCTGTTGTCCCTGCTGGTTGCCCTGATATTGCTGAGCAGCCTGCTGGACCTTCTTTTGCTGTTGTTGATTGAGGTTTTGTCGGACCTGTTCCTGCTCTTCTTGTTTCATTTCAAAGTATTCATCGAGTGCTTCTTTGGGATTTGATGTGAACTTCCTATACCACTCGTCATTGTCAAAGTCAGCCGAAGCCTGCTGCCCGGCACCATCCGACTGCTGCTGGGCCTGCTGGTTATTTTGCTGGCTTTGGTCGGGTTGTCCGGCACCTCGATTTTGCGGGCTAAACTTAGAAAACCGAGATGTTTTCGGGCCCGAAGCCTGCTGATCACCAGAGTCAGGTTGTCCAGACTGCTGCGGATTTTGCGCTTGGGCTGCAGGCTGCTGACTCTGCGCAGCGGAGTTTTGCCGCTGCTGCTTAGTTAACCTGGCCAAATATCCTTTTATTTGTCTCATCTCTTGTGATTGCTGTTGAAGTTGTTGTTTGAGCTTCTGATTTTCCTGTCTTAGCTTATCGGTATCAGAAGTTTTGCCTAATTTCTGTTCGAGAACTTTATACTCCTGCTCCAGTTCCTCATTGGAAAGCTCTTGAGCTCTATCGGTTTTAATACGACCCAAATCCAGCTTCTGGCCTAGTTCATTAAGACCCTTTATCAAATCTTCTCTGCTTTCAAACTTGCCGGCCAGCTTTCTGTCTCTAGATTGTTGCTGTTGAGATTGTTCCTGTTTTTTCTCCTGGGCGGGTTGTCCAGACTCTTCGCCTTCATTCTGGGCCCTCACATTCTGCTGTTGGGGGTTATCAGCCTGATTTTGCTGGCCCCCATCGTTTTGTGAAGGTTGTCCAGAATTTTGGCTTTCGTCCTGGGCCCGACCTTCAGCTTCGGCGATAGCCTGATCAAAACCTTTTGACTTACCGCCGAGCTTATCAATAATACCCATTTAATAACCTCCTAATTAATTGGATCAGTCTTTTTATGACTGTCTTTGACTGTGTTTTGAATTTCTTTTAAAGCCTCTAATTTGCCCTTAAATCTAGCTATAGTATGAGAGTCCTCGGCAGGTGTGTTCATAATCCTGTTTATATACATCTCTTCCTTTTCATCCATGACATCAAGAAGGTGCTTGTAATAAGTGTGTTCAAACAGCGCAGCCAGCGCTCTTTCCCGATTAATTTCCTGCTTGTGCTTGGTTTGTGAACCTGGTATAGTTAGCACCTCCCCGCTGTCCGGGCTGAGGCTGTGGCGTGCCGTCAGCCTGCATGCCGCCGGCGTGTCTATTGGGGCTTTCCAGCTTTTTAGCACCTAAATTACCTGTGCCGGCGGATGACCCCAGACTTCCCTGCTGTGGCGCAAGTCCTTCAAGCCCTGATAGCTGAGAGAGGTATTTTTCTCTTATTTGCATCATTTCTTCATCGGTGAGGAAGAATTTTTCGGGGTTTTTGAAGTCAAAGGTTTCAAGCCACTCGGCTATAAACTTTCTGTAATTGATAAACGGAACATCGGCCTGGAGCAAAAATCCCAGCGCCTCTGTCAGCTGCTCTCTCCTTATTTCTTCGTTGGCAGCTTCGTCTATTGTGGTCTTGGCGGGGCTGTAATCAAACTCACCTATAAGATCGCCGGGCTGCACTTCCTGCCATTTGGCCAAATCTTCATCATCATAGCGGACGACCCGGGCGTCTGTGATAAACTGTTGATTGTTAAGGTCCATCATACGGGCCATCTCGTTTATGACCTGTTCTTCCAGTATTCTAAGTTTGGCCTCATAGCGCCCCAGAGCGTTCCGCTGTAAATTTTGTGCCTCTGTCGCCGTCTGTCGCCCTGTGGACTCCACACCACGCAGTATGGGCGGTGTGGGCAGAGAAGACTCTATTTCAGCGTGCAGCATCTCTTCGTTTACAAAAGCGCTCTCGGGAATATCTCCCTGCTCCAGCTTCTGTATATTATTCATATCATCGACATCAATAACACCGTTCGGTCTGCTGACAAGATCGCTCTCATCAATATTGGAATTTCTGTTGCGCAGCCACATATTATTGAGAACCATCGTGGCGTTATCTATTCTCTGGTTGTGCATGGTGTTTATTTCTTCCTGTATTTCGTGGACTATCTCCACAGCGCTCATGCCGTAAAGCTCATTCGGCAGTTCCTCGTAAGACGCCATTGCGAAAGGGATTGACCCATGTCGCCAGTAAGGATTGGGCCCGTCATACATGCAAGTATCTCTATTTATAATAATACTGTGGCGGTCATCTTCCCAGTAATGGAGTAATTCTATTTCAGACTGGCCTTTAAGACCACTATCCTCGGATTTTCCGTATGGGTCCTGGCCTTCCATGCTAATATCGACTTCACGCATACGCCGGCTTCTGTCATCATCGTGGCGTCTTGCGTCCGTTCTTTCCAGCTTTTCCAGGTCTATATCGTATAATATGCCTTCATTTAAGTCTTGAAACCTCTCATAGCGATTGGCAAGCTCCTCAAGCGTTACATATTCTCTGTGAAAGACTCCCCGGGCGTCAGAAATCGACTTTGCCTCTGGATCGGCCCAGAAATTGAAGAAGTCTATATTTACCACTTCATTATCATCGTAAACTACTTCCGGCGCTTCGACAATATCCCACACACGCCGCCCGGTATAAAGCCCCTGGACTATTTCCGGCACCTGCGTCTTCCTGCGGACAATTTCCTGCTCAAAGCGCCAGCCTACGCCCAGAATAGCGGCCGGGAAGATGAGATAAGATGTAACAAATTCGTAAAATTCTTTTAATATGCCGCACTTTTCCAGCTGCTCGTCCACGATTGCGGCAGCAATTTCGGCTTTATCCTCGCCGACAACATAGGAGCGCATGCTTCCCGTTTCGGGCATCGGCATAAACTCGATAAAGGGTCTTTTGCCGAAAAAGCTGGTAACTATCTGGCTTCTGATAGTATCTAGCGCCTGATATACTTTTGGTATATTTAAGTTCGCCATATCTTCATCATCTTCGCCTGACTGTCGATCCTCCATATAACCTCGGTATGTTTTGTAGTGTTCTATTGCTTTTTCCTCATACTGCTGGCGAAATGATTTATAGTATTGAAATACACCCATTAATTCTTCGGTTATATCGTCCTGATGATAGGACTGGCGTTTAAGGTGTCTGTTCGGCATATTAACTGCCTCCTAATATGCTACATTCTGCCTCCACCCTGTGCGGGGGCTCCACCGCCGGCGGCTGCACCTTGCTGCTGGGCTGCTGCGCCGCCCTGCTGGGCCTGTGCCTGCTGCGCTCTCTGTATCATCTGCGTAGCTGCCTGAATGGCGAACTGTTCAAGCTGTTCTCGGGGCATTTCCTGTATTTCCCGGGCTATTTCGGCCTGCACATCCTGACCCTGCTGTTCTGCGCCTGCCGGGGCTTGTGCTGCCTGCTGCTGTCTAGCTCCCTGAGCTTGCTGGCCTTGCATACCTGGCATAGCCATTATTAACACTCCTTAATAATTAGTAACCCTTGATCGGGGTTTTCTTCGCTCTTTTCGTTTCAATTTCTTGTATTCAACCTCAGCCTGGGGCCTGCTGCGTTCTGTAGGTCTGCTCATGCAAAAATATCTAAGCGAGTCGGCGCCATGAGTAATATCGTGCGGGTTTTCGGCGACATCGTTGGGATCATCGTCCTTCTGCTGCAGTTTGGGCAGATTTTTTATCAGCTCCGGCACCTGATTATCGACAAATCTCATTCTGGCGACCTTCCTTACATCCTCATCGTCAGCGTCTTCAGCTGCCAATGGGTCAGGTATGGGTTTTAGCATCTCTTTTACGACACGCCAGCCTTCAATTCGCCTGGTATCAGCCTCCTTAATCATCATACCCGTAAGTCCGCTTTCTCTCAGTATCTGTTTGCCGGATTTACCGGTATCTCGCTCCTTTCTGTTGATAAAATCCGGCGGAGCAACCACATACACGAGAGAGTCCTTCTCTATGGGGTTTGTGTGGGCTAAAATTTCTCTGGCAAGTTCAGATATGAGCAGATCGGACTTTTCAAAGCCTTTATAGCAGTAATACAGGCCAAAATTATCTACGGCATACCAATATACGGCTGCGCAGTCTAAACCGTAGTCAATACTGATAAATCGGCGCCAGTTATCGTTCATTTCCAGCTCATCTTCCTTGACGACATGTATATGGCGCCGCCATTCGCCGAAAAATTGGCCTTCGTGTATGTCCCAATCGCCTTCGAGCAGTCTTCTGCGGTCCTTTTCCGACTGACCTTCCAGTTTGCGGCGATAGCGGGGGTCTCGCTTCTCCAGTATAAAATTATCGGATAATTTGGCCGGTATAAACATGTGAGTGCGGTAGGCGCCGGGCTGGACTTCAACTTCGTGCGGCTTTTCGGGGTCGCCTATAGAAATAAAGTCCCTTTTCATCCAGTTATGGCCTATATGGCCGGGATTTGAGGCTAAGAGCATGACCGGCTGGATGCCTTCTACGGAAGCTCGGTTACGGGAGGTCATGTAGGTATACATTCTCTCGGTGAACTGGGTGGCCTCATCAAATGCTATGATACCGAACTGCTGTGATTGGTAGTCCTGGAGATTTTCCTCGTGTTTTATGTGGTTAAAATCAATAATGGAGTGGTTTTGTTCGGTAAATCGCCATCTGTGCTCTTTTTTGTTGTATTTGGCGCCCGGAAAGTCGGTAAAAAGCGCCCTCGACCGCATTATCGGGCCTTTTGCACCCTCAAGCTGGGTAAATTTACGCCTGAAATAGCCGGCTGAGGCGCCGGGATAGCTCAAAACGCCGATAAAACATGCCATAAGCAGCGCATCGCTCTTACCCGCCCCCGGCGGCACCGCCGTAGGCTATAATATCAGCCTTTGGAGGTTGCGGGCCGTCAGGGACATCACTCCTTTTTACCTTTATCAGGTTGCCTTCTTCGTCCTCATCGACATAATACAAAAAAGGGTAGTCAAGTCCGACTGCTTTGAGGAAGGTCAGCTGCCTTTTCTGCGGCAGCCAGGGGATATGAAACTGCTGCTGCTCCATTTCCTGCAGGCTTTTCTTCTTTTGCTTTTCTCTGCGCCTAAGACCCGGTCTCATCTTCCCCCTCGACCTCCTCCGGCGTTACATCGACCCTGTCTTCTTCCCTGACCTCTTTAACTTCCCCTTCCACTTCGGGCATAACGAAGTTGACATTGACTGCACCTTCATCTCCGGCCTCTATATTGACATTGGTCTGATTTTCCTTAAACTGCGGCATCCTCGCTTTGATGGCAAACATCAAAAGATTATCGGAAAATTCTCTTTCGTGGCCCACAACTTCGCCCTGATAATATACGGGCTTTTTCACGCCCTGTGCTCCCCGGCGTATGGCCTCCGCCACCAGCGCATCATCGTGGAAACCGTCCATATTTTCCTCTATTTCGCAAAATAACGAAGCATTGGGGGGCACATTGTTTCTGTTATGGTCTCCACGCCAGGTCCTGATGGTGCCATTTTTAACTCCGGCCATCTTGGCGGAAAGATTGACCCTGCCTGTGGCGGCAAGACCGGCCAAATATATAAACTTACGGTTATCGGCAAAGCGGTCCTCGTAATTGTCTCTGAGCTCTTTGTAGGTATTATAAAAAATTGTCTTCATGTTGAAGGCGCTTTCGCCGGCGTCATCGCCCTCATCCTGTGGAAGGTATTCGCCAATCCTGTTCAAAACCTCCGGCAAATTGGCGTCCTTAGTTAATTCTGACATTCTCCTCACCCCACCTGGAGTCCGGCCCGTATTCCTCCCAAATTCGCTCGCAATGCGTCCTTCTGGCCTCGGATTGTGGCAGCTTCTCGTTCATATGCTCGTCCATCATGCATCTGCCCACAAAATCTTCCCTGGACTCCGTCTTTTTGGGCCTCACCATAATATCAGCTCTCCTCTCCTCCGTCATCTCCGTAACCCCAGCGCTCCCAAAGATCAAAACATACTGCAGCCCTCTGCTCTCTGTCCTCGTATTCCTCCTCCATCGTCTCATCCGTCATGCACCTGTCAATAAATTCCCTCTCATTGTCATTGGCTCTCGGCCTCGGCAGCGGCGACATATTCATACCTCCCAGATAAATTATTTAAATTGTGGTGGGCGCCGACCACCGGCTCTCCCGGCCCGACCGGCGCCCTCTACCCATCAGGAGGTTTTGGCGCTCTGGCAGTTGCTGGGTGCTTCGCTGGGAGTGATCGGGATTGAGCGCCTCTATGCTGATTGCAGCCTCTCCACAGGACGGAAATAGGATGCAGCTGCACTTTCGCCTTACTAAAAAATATCCGCAGGCCTCGCTAGGCGTTTCCGGTCGCCACCCGCTATGTATTTCTAAACGCCTGCTTCAGCACAGACGCCTTCGCTCCCAACCTGCGGCCCTCTCAGAACTCTCAATTACATAATATCACCCCATACATCATCTTATCCAATATGTCAAATATTTTTTTATATTATTTTGGCTTATTTTGGCTACCGCTCTTACCTGCATATCAGCTATATCCCCATCTTTTTATATTTTTATTATTATATTATTATTCCCTTTTGTTATTTGATAATATGTTGGGGGTATATATATTATTACCTCGCGCGCGCGGGGCGCCTGGGCACCGGGGCCTGCGGATCCGCCCGCCCGCACTCACGCCCGCATAATGCGCCCGCACCCGCCCGCCAAGCCGGCCAGCAGCGAGAGATCGCCCCGATCCTCCAGTGCTGAGGCGGCTTTGTCTTTGCTGTGGCAACGATCACAGCGGTTGGCCAAGTCAGCTGCT